AATTTTAACTTTAGAATAGAGTTCATTACGTCTTGTTCCCTCATTGATAATCCATGAGCCAAAGATTTCTTTAAGTTCTTCTTCCAATTCATCACGTTTCTTTGCAAGCTCTGTATATAATTGAACAGCTTTTTCTTCATTAAATTTAATTCCATAGTATTCCTGTGTGTTACAAATGTTTGCTATCTGATGTTCTAACCATATCGAATCCTCTGATGGTAAACGCCAGCTAAAATTTTTGTATAAAATATTCGTTAATTCAACATCTGTAATACAATAGTCAATCATCTCCTGAGATAGTTCGGAAAAACCATTATCTTCAAGGTAAGTTCCTTTATCTTTCTCTAGTCTGAATCCCCAAGCTTTCAGAGAATGTGATCCCCAATACTTAGGCTCCAATCGTTTTACTTTTGAGTCTTCGGTTCTTAGATCTGCATGGAGTAATCTACTCAGAATCAAAGTGTCTGTAACTTTCTCCAAAGGAATCTCAAAACCGTATAATCTCTTCAAAACTTCTAAGTCAAATCCAAGTATGTTATGTCCAATTACCTGCCCAGTTCTGAGAACTTCCAAAGCGTTTCTGATTTCCTGATCTGTAGTTGCTACTGTAATCTGATTGTTCTGTTTCATAACCAGACAATGAACCTTAGTAACTGTATCTAAGAGTCCATCTGTTTCTATATCAAAGACTATTTCATTCATTAGAAATCCTCCTTAGTTCCTTCTTTTTTAAAACCGTATTCGGTTGCTGTTTCTGTAGAAAGAGTCTCAACCATCCTTCCAGTTTCTTTCGAATAATGAAGAGTGTCTGCCACTCCAGTTTCTCCTGTCCAACGGTTCTTTAAGACTCTAACTGTAGTTAAATCTGGATTCTCCTCATCCTGTTGGTTTCTTTCACAACCAATTACTATGTCTGATAACTGAGCTATTCCATGAGAACCTCTGAGTTGATTCAGAGATGTTCTCACTCCTTCTTCATGACCTTTATCTCCTTGTGGTCTTCTTAGATGAGATACTAAAATCAAAGAGCATTGCACCTCCTCTACAAGACTCCTGAGCTTAGTCATTACAAAGTCTAAAAGTCTACGTTCATCACCACCTTCCAAGCCAGATAATATAATGGTGATATGATCAAGGATAATGTGAGTACATCCCACTCCTTTAACCAAGTATCGGATCTTGCTGAAAAGATTTGAGATTTCCATGCTCCCCCAATGATCATAGAGATACAGATTCCCAGTTCCCAATACGTTATCAAATCCATCTTTCAGTTCCTCCATAGTATAGTCCACACTTTGGAGATGAATTGGTTTGTTCAAGTAGAGTCCAATAAATCCAAGTGCAGTTCTCTTAGTGTTTTCTTCAAGTGCAAGATAACCTACCTTCTGATCCCGAAGAATAAGTGAGTAAGCAATTTCTCTACAGAATTGAGATTTTCCAATTCCTGATCCTGCAGTAATGGTTACAATCTCACCCTTCCGAATACCTTGAGTCATATTATTAAGACCGTTGAAAGGGTATGCCATACTCTCAGCTTTCTGAGTAGTTGACACTAGTTCCCAAGTATCCTTTCCATCAATAATTCCATCAGGACGGTAACTTTTTGCTCCCCAAATAGCACTAATAATTTCTGCTCCTCTTCCTGCTTGGATCATCTCGTTAGGATCTTTCAAGGGAAGAGTGGCTACCTTAACTTTTCCTGGAGAAAACAACTGAACACAATCATCTACAGCTTTTTGTCCAGCTTCATCTTGGTCAAACATCAAAACTACTGACTCAAAGTTCTCAAGGTATTCCAGATCGTTCTGAATCGCTTTCTTAGCTCCTGCTGCTCCAGTTGGGATAGATACTACAGGCCACTTGTTTCCTTGTGCCTGAGACACGGATAGAGCATCTATCTCACCTTCACAGATCGTGACTATCTTCCCCTTTTCCCATAAGTGTTTTCCGTACAGACCTGCTTCCTTTGTGTCTCCGATAAACAGGAAATCTTTATTTGCAAATCGGATCTTCTGAGCTACTACATGACCATCCTTTTTGTAGTTGGCAATCTGAACTTTTTTGCCTTTGTACTCTCCGATCTCATACTGCCACTTGTCTACTGTAGTTTTAGTAAGTCCACGTTTCTTTAAAGGTTCAATTTCCCCCTTGACAAACTGCATTGAATTTTTCTCCTCAAATATTTGGTCTTGTACTTGTTCTCCTCCCTCTCTATAACCGCATCCAGGCGTAAAGCACCAACTATGACCGTCATCGTAAATTGCTAGATTGTCAACGCTTTTACATCTTGGACAAGGTGAGTGAGAGACACATATTGATTCTCCCATTGTTATTTCCTCTCATGAATCCATGAATTTGGTACGATTGCTTCTGCAAATTTAAAATCATATTTCTCGCACCATTCTTGGCAAGTAAACCTACCTCCCTGAACCTTGTTCTTTAACTTTCCGAATACAAATCTAATATCAATCTCTGGATGTTGCTCCTTAATCAGTTTATGCTTTCGTTGATCTTCAGATTTGAACCATCCTTTAACTTCAATTAGAATTCCATTCGGAAGCAGAAAGTCTGGAGTATACTTCTTTGTAACCTCGTATTTAATGCGACTAGGTTCAAAAGTAAACTCGACTCTCTGCTTTTCCAGTTGATCTGCTACTAATCCTTCCAGATCACTCCTAAACTTATTAGAAGTCTGCACTATCTGCTGTCTCTGCATTAGAAGTTTGAGCTACAAAAGGATTCTCTGGAGTCTCCTCAGCCTTGTAACCATCCTCAACTTCAAAACCAGTTTGAGCTTCATATTCAACAAGCTCAATAATTTGAACTGCATTGAAGTACATAGTTACACCGCTTTTTCCATTAACTGTATATGGAACTGGAGAGTAAGAAACCTTAACTTTAGATCCCCAACCAATATCCACGTTGCAGGGCTTCATCTGTGCATCTACAACCAGTATTGTTACGGCTCTTTCATCTCCTCCTCTACCTTTGAAAACAGCTTTCTGCTTAAACTTGAAGATAATGTTTTCACCATCTTCCTTGTAAGGTGGATACTCCGTAATCTTCTTTGATCCCGAAGCTTTCTTTTCATCTGCCATCCAACCATCAATATCTGCCATCCAACTCTTTGCTTCCTCAGAATCCGCAGGAAGAAGAAGATTGATCTGATACACATCATATTCTGGATGAGGTGTTTTTATGTTTACCCACTTACAGGGTGCTACTGGGGATACCAGTTTTAAACTATTATTATTCGACATTTGTTCTCCTATGTTGATTGATTAATAAAATTATGAAAGTTACTGACTATTTGTTCTGGTTGTTCCTCCTTCTTTTCAAATTGGTTAATAAGAAACTCAGGATCTATCCCTGAATTGTTTAATAAAATATAAATATCTACTGGTAGTGGTTCTCCTTTTTTTAGAATTTCAATTGCTTCGTATTCGAGTTGTGTCATATATTGTCCTATTAATTCTATAGTAGCGGTTTTTAGTGAAATTAATGCATAAGTGCATGTAATATCAACAAAAAAAGTACTTAGAATTGAGTACCTGATTCAAATCTAAAGTTCCTCGTTTGGGAGGTTCAGGAACTTCATCAAGAACTTCCAAGGCAGAGCTTCTGAATTCTGCTAAAACATCATTTTCTGTATAGATCTCTACAAAAGCTTCCCGAAGGAGTCTAGCGAGCTTTGGAGTGTTAGCTGCGTGAGTGCCGTAGCTGTCATGAATCATCTGGAAGTTTTCTATCTTGTATTTACTACACTTGTGCAAGGTTAAGGTCAAACAAGATGCATCCAGGCTATGTACAAAATTTGGTGCAGATCCATTTACGGATCTCTGAGGATCTATTTTTAAGGCTTCTTCTTCCAATAAAACTGGTCTTAGTAGTTTTCCATCAATCGTAGTATCAATCTGACGGAACTTAAACGCTTTGTAATGTTGATACACACATAATCCAGTTGGAGTATTCCAGACTACAGGAAATCCTGCTTTTGAAAGTCTCTTTGCTACATCTCTTATCCAGTTCATACACTCCCTTGCAGATATGACTACTTCAGAAATTGCAGCCCATACTAGATTAGTTAAATAATTAATATATTCATTCTTTTTGTGATCAGGAAAGAACAACTCTATTCCTGATCTTATTTGATCATTGATGTATTCTTCAACATAATTCAAACAAGAGAATCTGGTTCCTCCATACGGCACTACCATGACAGGTCTTTTAGTCATTTTTCTGGTGATCACTCCAGAATCTTTCCAAAATAAAGCTATTTTATCACTATCCGAAAGTCTTTCTAATTCTCGTGAAACTACATCTGCAACTTCCTGATAAGTATCTTGTGGATTCTCCTCATCAGTCAGGTTTGTAGCTTTTCCTCCAATAGGACATCTCAACATAGCACTATAATGCTGAAGTCCATTGTTAGATCCATCTAAAGCTATTGGAAGATGACTGACATACCCAAACCCTTTTCTTTTGAATGCTCGCCACTCTAAGCAGAATGCAAAGAACAACCATGCATCATCGAATTGTGTCCACCACTCGTAATCCAAACCAAGTTCTGCAGACCTGAGAATGTGTTCTTCGTTATCTAAAACCCATTGGATTCTTTCGGCAAAACTTACCTTGTCTACTCCTGCACAGTTAGCTCCATGTATAGCCAACCAATCTGCCTGTTCTTGATTCTTAATTGGTAAACCTTTTGCAAAAGTTAAGAGTGCTTTTGCTGGTTCAGTTCCTTGTGGAGTCAAGAATGCAGAAATAGTGTATTTACGTCCTCTAAAATCTGCCTGATATGGAAAATAAATCTGATCGTACTTTGAAAACCTCTCAGCAAGTTGAAGTGTCCTCATAAACTGTAGAATTCGGGACTTCCTTCTTATATTTTCATGGTACACAAGAGTTGCCTTTCCTTTCCAATCTTTAAAAAGAGCTTTCTGAAGTTCAGTAAATTCAGATTTCTTGAGCTTCTTTGGAACTGGACTTGGAGGAATAGGCAGCTCCCTCTTATCTGGAATGTCTCCAATAAGAAGTTCCTGTTCCCAAGCTTCATTCATAACATCAAAAACAGGTTTATTGACCTTCCAAGCTGTTTCCTGAAGTAGATTAGTGGCTTGATACTCCATGTCCATCTTAAAATAGGACAATTCTGAACCTCTATTCTTGAAAGAGGTTTTAAGAAATGGTAAACGGTGCGTTAAGTATCCTCCATTTGTTGAGTTGGTCCAACGCTTCGGAGTTGTTACCATTGGAAGATAATTTGGTGCTAACATCTCTCCTTTTTCAATGGTTTCCTGAATGAAATCCAAAGTTGCTTCGGTAGGAACAAGTGAGTAGGAAGAATATTTTTTACCAAGGCTTTTGATGCTTCCAAGTTTTACAAGTCCAGTAGACTTAATGATTAGATCTATTACGCATTGACCAACCTGAGTCCTTTCAATTGTAGACCAAACTGGAATTTCTTCTCCAATGTTAGTAGATGCCCTTCTTATCAAGCCGTATCTGCGGTAGTGTCTACTGGCTGAAGTTTTTCCTAGCTTATCCACAAGACCTTTGAAATACTTCCTGTCTGTAGTCCTCCAGATATTGAACCTGACCTGATCAGATAAAGCCTGTCCTATCTGATGTGATACATGAACAAGTTTCTGACCAAAAGATATACTATCCATCATTACTCGAAGACTAATGAAAGCTACTACATCAGATTCTAACATTGCCAACAATGGTACTGTAGATTTCAACCTTCCAGGCTTGTCTACGTCCTCTCTTACAAAGATGTCAATAGATCTGGAAAGTGGAACCACTAACTTTTTCATTAGAAGAATACCATGATAACTCACGCTTTCATGTCCCTTCTGTTTTGCCTCTCTGGTTTGTTTCTGGAACTTCTGCATTCCAGTAAGAATCATTTCTTCTTCAATTTCCTTCTGTTCCTCAAATATGTTCATAGATTTTATTTTATATAGAGAAAGGTTCCATAATCAGATTTACATACTGACCTCCGATTTGTTTACCAGTTTTATCATCCAGAAAAGTTATCCTGAAAATACGTTTACCATCCTCTCTAATGATCTTTTTAATTACGTTCATTAAATGTCCCTCATGCATTTCTTCAAATGGTATCCATTTATCTTTAGAGTCTGAATAGTATTCAAATTTATAGTTTGCATTTTTTGCAACACATTTTTCCCAGTCTTTCATAATAGTTCTCCATTAAATTAAAAGTTTCCCTGTCACAAATCTGTCACAAGGTATTTTACACTAATATTTTCTGGAGAAATATTGC